CTCGTAATATTGCTGGAGATCTGTTCTGGTCGTATTAACGTCTAGGAAAGTATCATTAATTTTTACTGGATTTACGCCATCAACATACTCAAATGCGGTTAGTTTATGGTGAGAGAAATTCGGAACAAATTTTTGTTTATTATAATTTTTATAACAGAAGCCGGTTGGATCAGCGTCGGTTACTGTAAAACCATAGAAAAATGATGCCCCGGTGGTTCTCAAAATAGCGGATCTTTCGATATTCGCGTTTCTTGAATCTGGAACATAAAGAGGGATGACTTCTGTTTTTCTTAGGTCATTAGCAATAATCGATGTACCACGAGGAACAATAAGACCACCATAAACCGAGTTTAGAAGATATAGCTTATTCTCTGGATCTGATAGATCCATTACTGTTGTTAGGTCAAACTGGGTTAATGACGTCTGGGCTCCATTTCTTACATAAGAAGTCCCGTCGTCTTCGATAACAAGTCCAGGACGATTATCTACATAATGGGTTCCAGAATAAAGAAGGATTGTGCAGAAATTGAAGCGGTCATTATTTAATCCTACCTGATAAGAATACCTGGACGCTTCAATTAAGGCCCTGTTTAGTGTTTTAAATGGCGTAAAAGGAGTGTCACCTGAGCTAATTATAGAATCAGATGCATCTAGATTCTCAGGATTAACATGTAAAATCTTCCCGCGTGAAGACCTGAGGAAATTTGATAACCGACTAAGAGCCATTATTTGACCAAATATACTTTCTTAAGTATATTTAGTTAATTAGGCAGCGTAATCGTTTGGTAATTCCTCAGGATTTTCTACCTCTACTTCAAAAAGAAGAGGATGAATCATCTCGGCAATAAGGTAATCAGATTTCTTAAATACATCATCCGCATGAAGTGCCTTATTTCGGTCGGCCTCGGAAATAATTTCTGGATTATCTTTTTGAATCTGAGTTACTTCATCAAATTCATAAGGAATTCCTTCAATATAATAGACCTTGGCCAACATTTTTGGCTCATTGGGGACCTGATACCATCTATAACCACTTGACAATTTATATCCCATTGAGCCGGTCCACATTTTAACTATTTATTTCTGGAGTGTAATTTGCCGGGTTTAACCGGCAATATTCGTTGAAAATGATTTTCATTTCCTTGTTCGTGAGATTGCATGATTTGGCACAATCTGGAAGATTTCTTCGGGCATAAAAGAGATCTTCCATTGCCTGTCTAGTTTCAGGACGCATTCTCGATAATACTCCAAACAGTATAGATCGTGTGATAATAATCCGAATAAGGCATCTCCGCAGTATCTTCTGGGAAAGTCTCGTTGATTACTTCGGTAATCGCCTCAAACTTATCAAGATGAGTTTTTTGACGATAAGATTCTAGAATTTGATCTTTGTTAATAAAGCCGCGCATTTTGTTCTCCATTTATTGGCCTTATTATAATACACCCATTTTTATCAAAAAGTCTTATGAATGGACAGTTTATGAACTGGCCAGTTCTCCTTTTAGCTCGGCTAGTTTTGCCGTGGCAATACTTTCAACAATTGTCCAGTAGGCTTCCCCAGAAACAGGAAAATACTCTGAAGTAAAATACTCGGCCATGTCTTCTTGTAATTTAAATAACTCATCATGAGTTTCTCGTGTCATAAACATTAGTAATCGTACCCCGAAATTGAAAATTGACTAAAATCACCCGGATAATCTTTGGGGGTTTCCCCTTCGTATTCAACAATTAATGGTTCCCCATCAATCCTTGAGGCCTTTACCTCATAAAAACAATCAATAGTATTACCACTATTTGATTTAATCACTATTCTCTGCCCCCATTCGATCTTTTCTACAATAAGATCTTGTGAATATCCAATTGGAGTTAGATGAACAGTAATTGATTCTGGATCTATAAGACCCTTCCAATATTCTGGAAGCTCAATAACCGTGTTTTCGGTTAGTCTTCCCCTTATATAGATGCCCGCCTCAGGGCCTTCAAGGCAAATGTGCCGTAATCTGTGGCTTGGTCTAGTCGGATGTTTGATATCAAACCCTTTCCAGGACTGTTGATTAATCGTTCCTTGAAAATCTCCAGTTGCGGTTCCGTTTATCTGAAGATCATCAACTTGCATGTTTCCATACAACCAGGGTTCACAATCTTTATAAAATCTCCCGTCATTATTTATTGTCTTGACAACATAATCAAACCTAGTCGATTTCCGGCCAGTAGGAGTTTCGTCGTCACAATTTGGACCTTCTGGTGGTTGATTAATAAGAGTAGTTTTTTCTACGTTTGTTCTAAGATCTTCTTCCATTAGTCTCTCCTGTCATAATTAAAGCCAACAACTGAATATTCGTTACTATTTCCTGGATAATCAGAAGGACTTTCTCCTTGATATTCTGGAATTAGTTTTTCTCCGTCTTTTCTTTCTGCAAAAATGTGATAAAAACAATTAATTGGAATAGGGCCTTTTGATTGTAATAGCACTTTATTTTCTGTTATGGCCTTTACAATAATGTCCTGATGGGCTCCAATTGGGGTGATTGAAACGGTTATAGAAGAAATGTCAACAAAATCCTTCCAGTATTCTGGTAGAATAATCTCGGAAGAATTTTTTAATTTTCCTCTAATATAAACATCGTTATAAGGAGCCTCTGTGCATGTGTGCCTTAGTCTCCAGCCTTCTTTGGATGGGTGAGGAATATCGAAATTCTTCTTTGCAGAAAGAACATGGCCACCACATTGAGAAACAACATTTCCCTGAGCAATAATATTTCCACCAGAATAGGTGTCTTTGTTTATGCTGATGTTATCAAAAACAACCGCATCACCATAAACCGCCAACGAATAAGGAGAAAAATTTACTCCACATAGGGCTCCTGGAGTATTTGGAGATGTTGAATCAACGTTTTGATTGGGTCCGACCATGAGGGTTGCGGCCACGTTTGGAAATGCGGCAGATTCACCCATAACAACCGGACCCTCGATATATGCAGAGCCCCTTATCTTTCCGGCCCCGAGACCAAGAAAAGAGGGGAATCCCTCACCAACTATAAATTGATGAGATATGGATAAATCATCGTATTGAAAGGCCATTAGTAACTAGAAAATCGATTGAATTGAGAAGTGGAATCTGGAGACGTCTTGCTAGGTCTAGTACTTGTTGCGGCACTGAGACCTTCGACAAAATTACTGACAATTTTCATTGATGTGTTGCCAATAAGACTTAGGGTTGCCGAGGTAAAAATTTTGGCCCCGACTGAGGCCTTTATATCAAATGTCCCGGTATTGATGTTTACACTTTGATTTGAATCAATATTAACTGATCCTCTGGTGTTATCTGGGCCATCGGCTCTTATGTCAACATCAAGACCAGAAATTCTTACTCTTCCATTTGGGGCTCTTATTATAATGTCTCCGTTTTCGGCAAGAAGAAAAAATCCAAAATCGCCTTTTTTAGTATCCTCGCCACAAAGAATTTGATAAGAGCCCGGACAACTATTTAAGGTCCAGCCCTTTCTATGACCATCAATATCGAAGGACATATAATGCCTTGAATCATAGGCATTTAAATAAACACCGGACGTTACACATGAATCCAGATTATCATTTTCCATGTGTAGATGACCGAATTTAATTCGACCATCTTTATTTCCATATGAAATGGTTTCTGGATTAGTTTTAGGTCCGGTCGGCCTAGAATTATTGTTATCTGACAAATTCACGATTTATGGCCCCAACACAGTCAACAACATTAACAACCTGAAGTCCAGAGGTATCCTCTTCTTCTGCCCTATTTATGCGGGTAAAGGAGAAGACGGGGACAAGATTGGCATTTATTCCGGTTTCTGATCTGACGGTTATGCGAGGAACATCAGTAAAACCACAGCCCTTGGCTATTATCCTGACTTCTTTTATGGATCCAAACTTGTCTAAAATCGGCTCAAATTTGGCCCCATTATCCGGGGTTATAATGATTTGATCATTAGGCGAATAATTAAATCCTTCACTAATAATTGCAAGATCCTCAATACATACAAAAACATCATAAGAAGGGGTAATTACAGAATCAGGAATGTTTGGTTCTGGTGTTATAATTGTTCCAGGAGTAGTAATTGGTATAGGAGTTGTTTGACCTTCTCCGTTTAAAGTATCAACCACTTCCTGATTCTCATTTACAATTTCTACTATTGTATTTGGGGGTAGGAAAACCTCTTGGCCTGGAGTAACCGGAACAGAAACTCCTGGCGGGAATACGTCTGTTCCTATGATTGTTTCGTCTGGTTTGGAGAAAAGTGTTCCGTCTCCTCCCGTTGAACCATCTGGTGAACCCAAATATCCGGCTCCTGGATCTATAAAAACGATGTCTTTTACACCTAGAGTATCATCGTCTTCTAGGGCCGTTGTTCCAATACCAGTTTTCTTTTTATTTTTTTCGGTTATTGCAACACCCGTGGCCCCATTACCTAGACCACATTCATCGATAATTTTTACCTGTATTGGAGTTTCACCAGAATATCTTCCACCTGTTATAAGATCAACACCCATAATACGCCCAGACAATCCAATAATAAGATTTCCTTGGGCAAATTCTTGGCCTTCACCTAGAACTGTTAGTTTAGGTGGACCACATGGTAGTTGGGCCGAACTACATCCAGGAATTAATTCACCAGATGTATTCTGGGAATTGACAAATCCAATTAATGAAGAAGTAATTCCTGATCTTGTTTTTAGGTTACTGGTTGAAAGATTTGAGCCATCCCAAAAAGACCATTCGTCTAAAATTTGACAATCAAGGTCTGGTTGACAGGTTAAAAATTCAAGAACCCCAATCAAGACATCAAATGCCCTGAAAAGAGTCTGAGAAACATTTAATAATACCCCAGAAATAGCACCCAAGGCCTCATTGATACCAGAAGTAAGATCACCAAGAAAAGTAGAAATTATGCTAGTGATAAAACTTTCTGCCGCACATAAAGGAGCATTAACATATTTCTCGATTGCCTGTTGCAATAAGTCCTTGACGATTTTTAATAATTGAGAAATTATTTTATTAAAAACGCATTGAATCGTATTTGTTACTCCCTCATTTACATTGGCCAGATTAGATCTTAAATTTGGAGGAACCTGCTCATATAATTTGGTTAATTGTTTATTCAATTCGTTTATTACAAATCCTCTGGCCTTTGACAGTAAAGATTTAAATAAATTGGCAATAAAACCAGAATATTGATTTATTATGTTGTTTATATTAGAGTTTAAGTTAGATGCGGCCCCGATGAATTGCTGAGAGGCTCTTTTGGATCTTTTTACCTCAAATAGAAAAGACTGTAATTGTTTTTGGATACCTTTTAATTCTCCAGATGGCCCCTCACATCCCACAGTCTTTGGGACGTATAATGGTTTTTTCCCCTTTTTATTTTGATCATCATAAGAAAGTACTGCCTGATTTGGAGAAACAGAACCTCCTTCTGCTTCTGTTGGAGATGCTGGTCCCTCTAGTCTTATGTAAGATGTAGAAACCGGGATTGATCGACCGACTCCTTTAAAACCACTTCTGGCGACAAAGTTTTGGGATGGATTTCCCCCAAAAAGAGGAACCCTCGGATCATTTGGAAGAACACCAATTATGACTGGCTGGGTTCCCTGTTTGCCATCTTTAAAGAACCCAAAAACGTACATTCCCTGTTTAAGGTTTGGGGTCTGATGACTTCCTCCATGACCTGATCCGGCGGTTGTCGGAAGAAGAACCTCGGCCATTGGGAGTTGTTCATCCGAAATATTTTTTACTTCTACATGTTTTCCAATAATCTGGACCTTGACTCTTCTTGAGGCCCCGGCAATATCGTTTGTTAAATGGAGTTTATGTTCAAAATTTTTATTGGCGGTGTTATTAATCCACGAAGAATCATCGGCAATCTGACCAATAAATCCATAAAGTTGATTTAGGCCTCCAGTTTGTGGATCAAAAAAATCATTCATAGGTTGAAGATTTTACACTCAAGCTCTGAAGGATTGAAATAACAAAAGAGTTCTAGGGCCGTTGGGTCTTTAGAAACTGTTGGATTCTCTGATTGGTATTTCAAAAGATCAACTAGTTCAGAAGAAAGGTGCCTTCTGCGTTGAGAACTAACCAGGGGATCGGCAAGTTCTTTTTCGTTATTTTGTATATGCTCTTGTAAAGTCATAATCAAGTATGGGTACTTTTTATGTATTTAGGAGTCATATTCATTTTTTATAAATACTCTCCCTGGCCAGGTTCAAGGTCGTATAATAACCATTGGCATGAATTCGATGAGCAACATCAATTACCATATATCTACCACTCTTTTTGTTACTGACAATTTTATTTGCCTTGGATGAAACCTCAGGAAAATCACATTCTATAATATCTCCTGCATGAATTCCAAAATCTCCTGCAATAGTAACAGAAAGTTTTACGGTGAATAAGTTATTATACCTAGCACAAGACTGCCTTAAAATCTCTCCTTCATTAAAATTTAGTCGATCTAAAGACTTGAGTTGTTGTTCTAAATTCGTTCCAGGTGGGAGAACCCCACGATCAACAATTGATTCGCTGATTCTTGTTTGGGTATTCCAGAAATCTAGATGCGATGCAATTTTAGGTGGTTCTAGGCCGCCAGTATAATTAGTACTTAAACGATCAACATCTGATTTATCGCTTACTGTTCTTACGTTTGTTATAAAGTCAAATGTTTTTAATTGCTGGGTAGAAAATACACCAGACTTGGCCATTTTACTTAGACTCAAAGAATTGTCAAACGAATAAGCAAGTATCTTTCCAGTATATCCAGGTGGCGTTGTTACTAGATCATTATAAATTAACTTTCTTTTTGGGGGATTTGTCCAGAGTTTATCAATAGACTTGAAGTGATAACCACCAAAAGTCCCATCATAAAAGGTCTCATAAAAGAAATAACCGGCCAGGTTTTCTTTTGCATTTGGTACATCCGGCACTGATTTTTTGGCAAGCCAGGTGATTCTATAAAATGGTTTTTCATTGTCACCATTAAAAACAAATTCGTTTAAGGTCTGATCAATATCTGTTGGTTTGGTTGTGAATTCTTTTAGGATTCTTGAAACCGAATCAGATATTTTTCCTTCGTATCTTTTTGTTAGTCTATTTTTTACAAAGTCATTTGTTATGTGCTCTTGTGATGCAAAGGAAAGAGAAATTATTGTTTTATTTACTTGCTCGTCTACTGAATGAATTACATCAGTAATCATTCGGTAATTATTTTTACATTCTAGTACTTGATCATATCCATCAGTTGCCTTAAATTCAAATTGCTCACCCGAAACGAGATTTATATCACCAGATTCCATTGCGGCGGTTCCAGATTTATTTGGCCTGTAACCGGTGTCTACAAAAGAAAGTGTTGCCCTGGTTGAGTAATCAAGAACACTTTCATAAAGAATCATTTCAATAAATCCATCAGTGAGATTAAGATCTCCTGAATAGTTAGAGATTAATCGGAGTTCTTTTAGTTGTCCTTTTCCGCCGAGGGCTGCTAAATTTGACATTATACTAGATTTGATTTAGAACTACTTATTCTAGGAGGGAGAAATGCAACAGCGCCAGATGAAACAGGGACTGGAATTTGATTGGATATTATGACGGGTTGAATGGCCAATACTGGTTCTTGTGATCCTGGGTGTTCATAAGAAGCGTATTTTTGTTCTGGAACATTTGGTGAAATTTTAGAAAAAGAAATTTTTTGATTCGGTCTCAATTGTCTCATTTTATAAATCTCTTTAAGTAACCATTCATTCTGACCAGGACCAACTTTCACTTCTACTCGATCTCCCTCTTCATTTGTGGTGAAAATCTTGTTATTTTTTAGATCAACATAATACATTTTACCCTTTATTAAATAAGGTTCGCCTGGCGGTGTTTGAGTGATTCTTTGTATTTCTGGTGGTCTAGGTGCCTGTTTAGTGGCGGTATTGTTAAAATTTTTAATATAGTTTTTATATGTTAATGAATTCAAAAATTTATCCGGATCTTCTGTTCCCCGTGGACCATAACCCCCATTTCTTCTAATCTCATAGTGTATTACCCCAGTTTGATGAGTGCCCTGAACGACAGGTTGACCAGGGAAAACCATTTTCCCTATTGCAATTCCAGCCAATAAGTTAGTACCTTCTGCTATTCTTTCAGTTCTATTAAGATCTTTGTTGTAAATATCAACATATAAACCATATCCAACTCTTCTACCCCTATTATCTAATTCTTTTTCTATTTTTACCACCTTACCACCAATTCTAGAATAAAAAATATCATTGGTCTGCAAATCATAATCCCTTCCGGCATGTTGTCTACCTCCTCTTCCTGCGCCATATCTTTGCCCCTCTAATGTTATTCCAGGTAAAGGTTTTTGTAAATTACCAAGAAAATTTCCAGATCCAAAAGAAGAGGGTGATACAGTTCTAACTTGTTCAAGTAATTCATTATATTTTTTAAGAGCTTTCTCAGCAGTATATTTAACTTGTGACCTCCCGTCTTTTCCATAAGAATAAGAACCACCTTTTCTCATATGTCGTCCACCTTCTATAGAGGCCCATTCCCCCCCTAAACGATACATATCCTGAACAGTTAATGGTTTGGATGGGTCTACTCCACGGCCACGGGCCAGGGCTATTGCCGCCTGATCTTGCTTTTCGGGTGTAAATTTTTCATTCAAACTTAAAACCCCATTTCTAACCAATCCCTGTAAAGTAGTGGCCATGAATTGATACCTTCCTAATACGCCAGTACCACCTACACTACTATTTGAAAAATTTATTACTTCTTGTACAGTCAAATTACCTGCCGCAAGATCAGAATTTACGGCACCACCGAAGAGTGTTCCATAACTTCCAGTAGTCCCCTCGGCATGAGCCAATAAATCCAAAAAGGCTCTTTCATATTCATTTCCGCTTACGGCTCCACCTCCTAGACCGCCCCCTTCACCGGGACCAGGTGTAACCTCAACTGTTGACTTTTTATTAATTTCTTCTTGGATTCGATTGATAGCCATGTTTACTCTTGGCTCAACAATCTTCCTTACCATATCTTCAAGATCAATTTTTGCAAACTCTTCTGGTTCGGTTCTACCATAATTAACCAAATACTTAATACCGTCTGCAAACTGAGTATAAGATTTCTTTTCTATCTTTTGACCTAAGGCAGAATCAACAGAGGCACCCATTATATTTCCAATACCAAGAATATCATTGGTCATTGGTTTTTTATATTCCTCAGATGCCCCCATTAGGGCAGCAAAACCACTCTTTTTATCAGACCTGAAGAAAGAAGGAAGTGGAATAAAATCAGGAACCGCGCCACCACCATGATCATACAATTGTTTTACCTTTTTATCTCCACCAACGTCCTTGCCTGGGGCCGTTTTTTGTGGTTGAATAATTGGTTTTGGTTTGGGTACTTCTCTTCTTTGAGATTCTACTCCGCGAGTTATGGGTGTTCTCGGATCAATTCTTCCTGGATTTACCTTTCCACCTTCATTATAACCACGAATAACCCCACCAGTATATGCCCCCTGAACCATCGCAGGTCTTGTTTGGGTCCTGGGGAATGAATCGGATGTTCGTGGGGTCTGAGGGACACCTACCTTTGGTAGCGGCGGCATTACTGGAACAGTATCAGCAGTCTTTTCTTTGGCTAATTGGGTCTTGGCCTCAGTTAATTCGTCTTCTTTTACAGAAACATTCAAAAAAGAATTGGCTAATTCAATCGTCCCATTAAAAACCCCCTTTAAGGAATTTAAGGTTTCATCAAATGCCTTGTCTATCCCTTTTGTATTTTTCTTTATATCCCCGGCTATACTATCAAATTTCTCTTTTGCATCAAAACCCAACTTTAAAAAGGTCGCAAAAACATCGACCATATTTTTAAGTGTTCCACCAATAAACCAGGACATTCCTTCTAATAATGGTCCAAGTTTTGTCAGACCACCAAGTAATGGTTGAATTCTTGTAAACAGCCAGCCCAAAAATGTAAACGTGACAAAATCTTTTATTAAATCAAGGGCTCCTGTTTTAGGTTGCTGTATAAGGTTACCAAAAATTTGGGGTCCTTTTGTTTTTGGTTTTTTATCAGGTACTTCTGCCGCCTTTATCTTTTTGTTTTGTTCTTGTTTCTTTTTATCTATACTAAAAATACCGTTTAATAAATTCTCAATCTGAAATACTTTGTTCCTTAAAGAGAATAAAGACTTGGTTAATGGCGATTGATTTATTCTAGATGAAATTCTATTGGAATAATTCTGCGACTCATCAACAAACTTTCCCTTATTATAAGGGGTCTTAGGGTTTCTTATGTTTATTTTTCGGTTAAAGAATTTAGACGGATCCATTAGGCAATTATCCCATAGGTGTCACATAGGATTTTTCTGGCCGTTGCCGCACTTGATGATGGGCAAGTGGCCCCAAAGGATGGAATTTGGGTGCCAGAACCCGTGGCGGACGATCCAATCATATTGGCGTTTTGAGTTATGGGTGGTAGAATAATTGGCTCGGATTTGGATCTTCTTGTAAGGGGAGCCGGTGCAGTAAGTGTTGGAGTAGATCTTATGGGCTGGAAGTTATTTGAAGTCTGATAAACAGTAGATGTTGATCTGGCTATTTTATCATAAGAACTAAAATACGAAGTTTGTTCTGGTTTTCTAATATATGGACTTGTTGGCTGGTATGTTCTAGTCTGAGGAGTAAATGGCCTGGTCATAGAAATACCAGAAGACATTGACCTAGGCGTAGTTGACGAATAATTATTCATCATAGGAGTTGATTGTCTTATTGGCCTAGTACCCATTGACGAATAATTATTCATCATAGGAGCTGATTGTCTTGTTGGCCTAGTACCCATTGACGAATAATTATTCATCATAGGAGCTGATTGTTTTATTGGTCTGTATGAAGAACTGCTATTCATTGGTCTAGAATTCTTCATTGTCATATTATTATTGACATTCACATTAGTTGACTTATTGCTAATGTTACTAATAGAATTTAAATTCATTGATGGCTTCTTCATTGTTGGCATTCTATTCATACCACCAATAATGCCACCCGATTTCATGGCTTTTATTCCACCCGTTATATTAACCGGTTTATTTGCATTTGGTCCGGTGTTTAATTTTAATGGGTCAATTCCTATGGAAAGTGCATTTTTTACACCGGCCTTATTAAGAACGACTTCTCCAGGTTGGAGAACCGCTGTCCCGCCTCCCATAACAGGGAATGCCTGGGTATCTTTCCCCGCGCCAGATACTTTTATACCGTCTTTTTCTGTTACAAGTCCCGAGAATATTTGACCACCAGTAGAGAATTTTTTCTGCCTCCGCTTGGCTTCTTCCTCTAATATCCTAAGTCTACCGAAAGGATCTCCCTCTATTTTGGATTCATTTTTAATTTCTTCTGCTAATTGGTCATCAGTTAAATTTTGAACACCGAGGCCCATACCTCCATATATACCACTAACTACACTTTGAATTTGTGGCATAAACATTGCGGCCAGTGTCGTCGCAACCGCAGCAAATAAACTATTCCCACTGACAGGTCCTTTTAAAGAAGGGATTTTAGGTAATCTAGATCCTCTCGGCTGAACATCTCCAGATATTGGAACCTGCCTTGCAAATGGTCCTCTGGTCTGTGTTTCACCACTTACGGTTACTTTTGGCTTTCCTGCGACCCCTAGGCCGCCCTTTACAGGTGGTTTGGCTCCTTTCTTAAAGATAAGTCTATCAATTAGCCCCTTCAGACCCTTTAAGGTCTTGGCAGTTCCAGTCAAGAACTGGACAGTTCCTAAAATAAAACTACCCAAAGGAGTCAAGAATAATAAGGAAAGTCCAAGAAGAATTGGCCAGGCGGCCTTTAAGAATTTTCCTAGGGCATCAACCTTTCCTTTATTTGTCGGATCATTCATCCACTTTATGATCTCAGTAAAGGCCCGACCCAAAAATGTAAAGACCAAGAAGTTAACGATCTTATCAATAATAGCCTTAAAAGGAGAAATCATCTTTTCGGCCCCGGCCTTCATTAAGGAAGTGCCTGAAGGACCCTCATCTTTACCCTCCATTTGTTCTTCTTTCTTGAGCCGATTTGCGGCCTCGGCTGATCTTCTTTCGGTATCAAAAATTCTTTGACCCAACTTCAATTGAGAGGCAAGAACTCTAGAGATGTTTGTAAGAGATTTTTCAATACTAACAAGAATATTGGTGTTTATATTAGAAGATTCGGCATCTGGTGTTAACCGTCTTCTTGGCTCTGGTTGTGGTCTAGAAGATGGGCTAACCAGATTAGTTGATGGTTGTCTTGGTTGTGGAGTAGGAGGTTCTTCATCGACTATTCCTTTCTCTCTTTTCCTTTGATAATCTTGGGTCTCAACAAAAATTTGAGTCCTGGCCTCGGCTTTTTGGCCATCTAAAGACTCTACAACAATATAAAGATCTCTTCTCCTTCTTATGTCCTTGATTTCTATAGAACCACTCAAAGGAGATCTTGATGTTACTCCTGGAATATCCGTTCTTGATATCCTGGCCGCATTTTTAGATGCCCAGGTTACTGTTACAGAGCCGCCTTTTTGAACTCTTTTTTGATCGGCCTCAAGAGTTACTTCAGGTGGTTCTTTTTTTGCCGCCGCAGCCGGGATTGGATCAGGTAAGGGTTTAGATGGGGTTCTTGCTGGTTCTTTCTTTTCTCCTTCTAGTATTTGATTTAATTTTACAAGATTTTCAAATTCTTTCTTTAGCTTTTTATGAACAGTACCAACAGTCTTTTTTGTATTATCTTTGGCTAAGATCTCGGCTTCTTTATCCGTTAATATCTGCTTTTCTTCTTGAATTAATGTGCCAATATATTCAACAGCCGCAACATAAAGATTAGATGTTTTTCTGATCTTTAGTGGTTTTAAATTTTTGTCAATAAATGCCTCGGCCAGAAAGAAGTTCTCAGCCCCAAGTATTCTTTTAAGTGCGTCTAATTTGTTTCTGACTGACATTTATGGGGACAGGGATTTTTGCTTTTGCTCTTCGTCTTCAATGTGTTGATTCAATTTTATTACATAAACTTCACGTTCAAAGGGCATAAGATTTTCAATTTCAGTAATCGACCATTTTTGGAATTGAACCATACTAAAAATTATGTCATAATAAGACATCAGATCTATATGGCTAAGACCTATCCGAAAAAATCGGTTAGCCCTGCAAGTGTAATGGTACGCTCGACTTCTGTTTTTGGATTTTTAATTTTTACCTTATGCTCTAGTTTTGGCATGGTCTCAAAGAACTTTTCAATCTCACTGAACTGGGTCGAAGTAAGGTCTTCAAGAAAATCAACAATTTCTTGGGTCGTCGCATCAGGAGAAGTCCAGACCTCTTCTTGGTTATAAATTTTATCAACACAAGAGGCGATTAGTTCAATTGATTGCTCTAGTTGACTCTTTCGGTCCTCAAAATTGAAATTAGATTTAATAAACTGCTCAAGTGATGGATACCTCATTTCCATCATCAGGTCATCATTAATCTTTATTTTATTAGTATGGGTCGGGTCTTTTTTGACTTTGATCTCATCAATAAAGATCTTGGTTTTTACATAAGTCTCGCCATCATCAGGGCAAAGGAGTTGCAATTCGATCTCTTCTCCAACCGCCTTTCCTCGGATATTGAGGAACAGGTATTCAATGTCAAAAGTCGGGAGAGTTTCAATATTAAGGTTTTCGCCTTTTACACAACTAGAAAGAACATTTTTTACCGCATTGGACATTTCAGCAACGTCCTCGGATTCAAGTGCAAGTAGAAGAACCTTTTCCTCTCTTACAACAAAAGGACGGTATTTCACCTTCTTTCCACTTGAAGGAAGTTCAAGAAAGTATTCAGGAGCATTAACAATAGGAAGAGCCATAAAATTTATAAAGTAATAACCATGGTACTATTTAGGTGATTGTTGGTAACCTAAAAGCATCACTAACTATAGGGGGTGTAGGAATTGTTTGTGGAATATTGGTTGGTGGGGTCTGAGGGACCGACACTTCGGGTTTTGGTAGACCAGGGCCAACTTTACTGTTTAACACATACCTTTGGTATGAAAAAGACACGGTGCATTTTAATACTTGAGATCCTTCATAAGAAACCGGCATTGAGGCAATCGACTGGGGAAAGGAATTTATGAAGGTGTACTCCAGATATTTACTATAGTCTTTTTCAAATTTTTTAATATTAAGTTTTTTGGCTATATAATTATCCGGAAAATTAACCCTATAAAAATAATTTGGATTTTCTTGCCCTCTTTCATTATCTTCCCCCGCAGCATAAGAAATCCAATTTTCAAACACCTCAATTACAGAATAAGGCGTTTTTGATGGATTATAATCAACATAAAAACTAAAATCCGCCCGGTTGTCGTAGGCTCTCCTATAGGCATAATTTTCAGTAACACCAGTATAAGAATCAGTAAGAGTTGCCATTTGTAGGGTAGACCCAGGAAGAGACGCATCACAGCAACTAAGGTCTATTATGTCTTTATCATATATGATGTTTCTGGCCGTTAAAAAATCACCAACAGATCTAGGAATAATAAAATCGCATTCAAAATTACTAGTCGTCGCTGGCCTTAAAAGTTTAGATTTTATTTCTGATAATGGTCTTGTTCTAATGGCCATTTAATAAATAAGTAATAATAACTATTTATTAACCCTTGGCCAATTATTTACAAGGACTGTTTAAACCAAAGAATCCACAAAAATACATTGGTGATGTGAACCAAATTATGTTTAGATCCTCATGGGAACTAAGGGCCTTTAAATGGGCGGACACGACCGATAGTATTTTAGAATGGTCTTCTGAGCCATTTCCTATAAAGTATTTTGATTCTTCGACCAAT